TCTGGCTTTCACCACAAGTATGCCATTCCTTAGATCTGCATCGTCGATTACTACAAATTCAGAAATTCTAAATGATTTCTCAAACCTGCGAGACGAAATGCCTTTGTGTACGTACTCATTATTCCCTTGATCTTTGATCTCTCCGGCAATCTTTAGTATACCGTCTTTAACTTCAACGTTTAAATCGTCTTCAGTAAAGCCGGCAACTGCTAGCTCGATCAAGAAATTTTCTTCATCAATCTTAACAACGTTGTGGGGCGGATAATTATCTCCACTACGAGCAGACGAATGAATCCTTTCCAGATCATCGAATAAACCTTCGAATCCTAGAAAAAGTGAACGTGGTACGTGTAGTCTTGCATTAGTCATTTTGACCTCCTATTTATTTAGCAAGGTTAGTAATAGGACCCCAGACAATCCGGCGATCCATTGTTATTTATACAAAGAATAACGTTAGTTTGAACTACCGATGTTATACTTTGTACAAAGTTCCCATAAAGATTTATCCTTATGAGGAATAACTTTAATTTGACGTAGTGGTGCTTTAGCTATAGCCTGTTCAGTATTAACAATCTCAACTAATCCCCAATCGCTTAACAGTGTGGTAATTGTATTACGACGTTCAATGTCATTTTCAATTAAGTTAGATGGCTTACCATCAAGTAAGAACAACTCTTTAAAATGCACAATAAAGTATCTACCTTGCTTATGCAAAATATGACAGCTTTGAAATAGCTTGTTGTCTTTACGTGATGCAACACCGATACGAGTTAATGTTTCTTTAATCTTTAGAAAGTCATCAGGCTCATTGAGAATAACTTCCAGCATGTCAGCTGGCGTCCATGTTTGTATTTGATTATTATTTTCCACCTTTGCATATCCTTTTATTCAATTCAGTTAGTTGTTCATTAGTAAATAATGATAATACGGATTTAGCCTTTTCATTGCTATAGCCATAATATTCTTTTACCACTTCAAGATCAGACAATTCTGTCGGTTTAAGCCACTTTGAGAATCGTTTTTTCTTCTTAACTATATTTATAAAAAAATCAAATTGAAGGCGATTGTCAATGTGATGATTGAGATTCATCTCATTGGCATACAATATCGTATCTGGAAAATACGATAAGCTTCGATTGACCATAAAAGGTGTGTATTTTGATTCTGCAATGTCGTCAACCATGATATCTTTCTTGGTTGTGTTGATTGCATTTATGTATTCGAATGGGTTCATTTAAACTGAACTCCAGCCATAATCTCAGTAAGACATGCTACTACATTAAGTTCATGATCTGCTACGAATGCATTCTTGTACTGATAGTCTGCAAGTATAAGAACAACCTGAGGTATCGATTGTGGATCGATATAGTCACCCATGTTATCATATATTTGACGAAATAGAGCAGCTGGTTCTACATCAATGTTATTAACTACCCATTGACGCATACCTTTAAAGTTCTTTTCCTTAAGAGACTTCATAAGAGTTGAAACATTTACTTCTGATAACGATACCAAGATACCAGAATCGATTACACCAGATGCTGAGTAACGTTGTAATTCATTAAGAACACGACGCCAATCAGGACAGTATTTCATAATGAGTTCGGCAACTACCTTTTTGTCATAGGTAATATGTTCATCTTCCAATATATCGCCAACCCTATGTAGGAATTGACCACATAAAGCTGCTGAATCTTTTTTGGATACATTAAATTCGATTGGTGTACAACGAGAATGTAATGGTTCAATAATACGATTCTTGAAGTTGCATGTTAGAATAAACCTACAATTAGAAGAAAACTCTTCGATAAACCCACGAAGTGCAGGCTGTGTAGATTGCGCATTAAGATAATCAGCCTCATCCAAGATGACTACTTTGTAGCCACCTTGAAGAGAAACTGTCGAAGCGAATTTCTTTATCTTGCCGCGTAGTGTATCAATGTTACCTTCTTCAGAACCATTAATCAAGATATAATCGAGATCGAGTTCTTTACATAACGCCTTAGCGACGGTAGTCTTACCAAGACCAGCAGTGCCGGTAAGAAGCATATTGTGTAGGTCACCTCCTTTAACAATATCTTCAAAAGTTTTTTTAATCGTACGAGGTAAGACTATGTCACTAATTCGCCGTGGTCGATACTTTTCTACCCATAGAAATTCATTAGACATTAAAGTACCTCCCAACCAAGAACTGTAGAAACACGAAACGATCGCCAAGCATCTTTATCAAGTGACCATACGGCCAGATGTTCAGAGTCAGGGCTGATCGATTCAACAATAGAAGTAATACCATTGGCTTCTAGAACAGTAGGGTTGAGAGTACAAGGCATGACTCGTATTTCATCTGAGTCAATTTTTTGAAAGGTTACCGTGACAGTACCATTTTTAAGCGCTTCAATCAAACGAGCGTTTTCATTGCGATCCATAATATATCCTTCATAATAAAAAGTTGGGGGTTGTTACACCCCCCGTAGTTTTAAGCTTCGTCTTCAGGTTGTTCACGACCTTCAGGATCAGCGTCTTCAGCTGCAGCTTCTTCTTCTGGAGCCGGTTGAGATGCATCGACAAATGCTCCAAGTCGATTACGTACTCCACCTACTGATTCTAGCTCAGGACCTTCGAATGCACCACGCTTACTGGCAACATCGATAATTTGTACTACGGCGGCAAGATCAGCAAGCGACAATTGAACCGGTGCGGCTTCTTCTTGTACTTCTGTTGTGTTTTCTTCTGACATGATTTTCTCCTATTGAGAGTTATAGTTACTATTTTTTTCCAAAGCAATGTAATATCTTACAGGCTTGGTTGTGTTTTTCCATTCGGAAATAAGTTTAGATGAGATATTAACTTCGTAGTCTCCATCCAACAGCTTCAAATTATTGATGTTGATTACAAATTCGAATTGACCTTCTTTGTAACTTGCATCATTCGCAAGCTGTATATTATATATATTCGCTGAGCTGTCCTTTGAGTCAAATACTTTAATATTTACACCATCTTCAGTAGCTGAGATAGACATTTCAGAATGGCCGAGAGCTGATGCAGCTTTACGGATTTGTGACAAGATATCATCGGTAAACGATACCGTAACTTCACAATCAGGCATGGTAATGTCTTTTTGCGGTGTTGTCAAAATACTAGAATCGGAAAAGAAATACTTAACCTTTGAGTTACCACCAACAACATCGACATGATTATCTCCGAAGCTGAGTTGTGGATCATTTACTAGATTTACTACTGATAAAAATTCATTAAGATCGTAGATACCCATCTCTGTGGGAAAGTCTTCAGCGATATCAGCTACAGCAAGAATGTTCTTTGCTTCTGAAATCGTCTTGACTTCCTGGCCAGGCTTTAGCACAACATTAGGATTAATGCTGGAAAAGTTCCTGAGCACAGATAAAGTATCATTTGAAATACTTACTGTCATACTGTTTCTCCTGTTTTAGATATTATATTATAACACAGTTTCATAAAAATGTACACTATTTATTTACTCTATCGTGTTCATTTAACGCAAGTAAAGCATAATGCAATACCTTCATTAAGTCCTTTCGGTGATCACTAGGACCACCTTTCTGACCGTATCGAGCATTATACTTATCAACATTGCCTAGGAAAAACCCTAGACCATGACCTCGATCGACAATCACCTCAGAGGATTGGAATCCTCCTTGGCAATAGTGACCCTCATATGTAGAGTCAATGTACTTCTTAAACTCTGCAATGAGAGCACCTTCATTAAACTTGTACTGCATTAGTCCTCCTGTGTATTAAGTTCGACACCAGAATCTACTTTAGTGTAGAGATCTAGAAATGCTTCCTTTGTATCATCATCAAAGCGTGAGATACAAAGATCAATAGCCTTTGCTTTATCCTGAAAGACAGTAAAGGTTTGCATGATGTGACACAAACGACGAGTTGAAATTACCTCATCAATACCATCATCATAGAATGTTTTACGAATGATATCAGCCCAATTAACTAGATTCTCGATGAAGTTTGCATCACCATGACTCATGTGACTTTTACTATTAAACTTCTCGAAATGACGCGTCAGAATTTTCTCTTCAATAGATTTTGAAGGAAACTTTTGATCAATAGAGATATTGAAACGCTCAAGGAAAGCATCATCAATAATCGAAGCTGCAGTAAAGCGACCATCTTCTGAACCTTTACCTTTTGTGTTTGCAGTAGCAATAACGTTGAAGCCTTCTGCAGGTTTGATGATATCACCAGTTTTCTTTACTAGAACTGGCTTACCTTCGAGAATACCTTGAAGACACATAATCTTGTTTGTAGCACGATCGATTTCATCTAGAAGAAGAATCGAACCAGACTCCATTGCTTTCAGAACTGGACCTTTGGCAAAAACAGTTTCACCATTGACAAGACGGAAGCCACCAATCAAATCATCTTCATCTGTTTCAGGGTTGATCTGAACACGAATAACTTCTCGTTTAAGCTTAGCACAAGCCTGTTCAACCATGAACGTTTTACCGTTACCTGAAAGACCAGAGATATAGACTGGAAAGAACATTTGTGATTTAAGAATCTGAGTGATGTCTTTAA